AACTGATGTTTCAGAGGTAATTCATACTCCAATTTGTGTCGGTTTTAAATGTGGCTCTTATTCGGCTTATTATACAGACCAAGAAGCCTCAAAAAAGTTAATCAATTTAATTTGGAAAGTAATGCAACAAGAAAGCAAATTGATCATGTTCATGGTTGCTCATAATGCTAAATATGACATCTCATTCTTGCTCGGTCAATATAATCAAGATCCTTTTGTTACGTGTTCAAGGGTCTTTAATGATAACCAAATGTATCAATATACATTTACAAAGAAGATTTATGGGTGTCTTTATACGATTAATTACATTGATAGTTATAAATTTTTGAGCGATCCGTTATCTAATATTGCTAAAAGTTTTCTTAAAGAGACTGAAAAAGAAGTCTTCCCTTATCAACTTTTGACGCCCAAGAGTCTTGAAGAAGGACTCACTCCTTCACAAATTGAAAACTATGAACCTTGGCAATTACCAAGTAAAAAATATATGATTCGTCAGTTTTTTGAAAATTGCAAGGTTCATCATTTTTGGACTTCCGATGAACTCAAAATTGACTTGAAAAGTTACACAAAATTTTATAATCTCCGAGATGTTGAAATTTTGGAGAAAGCATTTAATCAATTTAGAGATGTCATTAAGACACGTTTTCAGATTGATCCAATTAATTTTGTCTCTATTTCAAGTCTAGCACAATATCTTATGGTTCAACATGGTTGTTATGATGGAGTCAAACTTTTGACTTCTAATAATCGTGAATTTATACAGAAAACGATCACTGGTGGAAGAACCATGATTGCTGATAATCAACGAGGACTCCATGTTTTTGGAAAAATGAAAGCCCTTGATGCTCGTTCTTTATATCCTTCTGCCATGAAACGTCTTCAATTAGAATTGGGTGGAATCCTCCTAGGTCATCCACATGTTATTCATACTTTTGAAAAGACTTCATCAGGATATCTCATTAATGGAAACCCAAAAGTTGATGGTTTCTTCGTCGAAGTCGAAATCATGTCAGTTCCTCAACGACATTTAAGATTTTCACCAATCCATGCCAAGAATCATGAAGGAATTTTGGTTTGGTCTGATCAAAATGTAGTTGGGACTCACCTTAATATCAGCATGATCGAATATGAAGATTTACTCAAATTTCAAGGGTGTCAATTGAAAGTCCTAGGAGGACTTTATTATAATCAAGGACGTTCACCTGTTCATGGTGATTTTATTGGTCAAATCTATCAAGAAAGAATGACCGCTCGAGCTCAACATAATGAGGTTCTTTCTAATTGTCTTAAATTACTTCTCAATTCTTCTTATGGTAAATTGATCGAAAGAATCTATCGAACAAATAAAGTCTTATGTAAAGGCCAAGGAGAATATAATAAGCAAGTTCTAAATCATCTAGATTATCTAATTAAAGGAACACCACAAATTAACGGCACCGATCTTTATGAATTAGAATTTTATAGTGAAAAAATGCATTTAGAAGCCCGAGCCCCTCATATTGGATCTGAAATTTTAGCAATGTCAAAACGAATCATGAATGAGGTCATGGTTCTCTGTGAAGACTTGGGGATTCCGATTTATTATCAAGATACAGATAGTTGTCATATGGAAACTAAAAATTTAGATCTTTTAATTAGTCAATATAAACAACTTTATGGTCGAGATTTATTAGGGGCTAATCTTGGACAATTTGCTATTGATAATGCCGATCAAGGGGATTATGAAGATGAAAAACGACGCATTATTGATAAATCGACAATGTGGGTTGATGAAGCAATTTATATAAGTCCTAAAGTTTATTGGGAAAATTTAATTGGATTAAATGGTTATCAAGAGTTATCTAGATGTGATTATTTTAGATGCAAATCAGTTCCTAGAGAATGTTTTTATTATTATACAGATCAAAAAGGTCTTTCAATTAAAGATCAATATCTTCAAATTAAACAAGGACAACCAATTGAATATGATTTAACTTGTGGAGGAACTAAAGCATGTTTTGAATGGAACGGCATGCAAATTTCTAATAAATCCATGTTTAGGACAATCTCAATTTAAAAAAAATTTATAGGAATTAAAAATTTATTTTGTTCTTTGTATATAACAAAAAAATGACGAAAACCCCCTTCAATCCATGGCATGTTTTTTCAGACATGATCGATCAATTGAAGATTGATATGAACAATGCTGAAAAAAAGAAATTTTATAATACTTATGTTAAAAAGCAACTTTTAGGTTTTAAGTTTTCGAATCTCTCCGAACTTAAAGAATATATTTTCTCACGTATTGATAATTTTATTCAAGATAGAGGACTACAAACCCAAGAAGATTTTGACATTGAAAAATTACTGGGACGTAATGAAGGCATGGGAATGAGACGCAAACCTAACAAGTGGGTCTCTTTCATTAATAAACATAAAAAGTTTTACAACCCCAAGAAGGAAACGTGGGGCGAATTTATTCATATTCTATCGCAAGAATACCATGCACAAGGTCATTAAACGTTAAAATTAAAAAGTTTTTTATAGGAATTAAAAATTTATTTTGTCTATTAATTAGTATAAACAAAACAAAAAAAAAAACACACATATGGACTTTGTCACTGGTGAAGGTGTTCGTCGTCGTCGTCGTCGTGTTCCCAAGGGTGGAGCAACTCTAGGAGGTTTAACCCTAGGGGGAAAGAAGAAAAGAATAACTCGTCGGAAGAAAACCACTCGCAAAGCAGGGGACATCGATTTTATGAAAATGTTGGATCGTTCTTTATCTCACATTAAAAATATGGGTAAAGGTGATGGTGATGGTGATGGTGATGGTGATGGTTTTGGAGGTCTAACTAGGAGAAAGAGGAAAGCAAAGCCGAAGATGGTTCTTCGTCTAAAAAAGAAGCCAATTCTTCGTCTTCGTGGTCGTGGAGAAGGTGATGGTGATGGTGATGGTGATGGTGGTAGGTGGTTACATCCAACCAATCCCAATCGTAAACCTAACAAGTGGGTTTCTTTCATTAATAAGAATAAAAAGTTTTACAACCCTAAAAAGGAAACATGGGGAGAATTTATTCATGCCTTATCGCAAGAATACCATGCACAGGGACACTAAAAAAATTTAACACTTTTTATTTACATATAATATAAATAAAAATGTTGCATGAGAAACCAATCTCAAGTTTTCCCATACCGGTTCTTCAAGATTTAAAACTCCTTCAAGTTGATCCAGAAGAACCAAATATGAGGATTGTTGGATCATATGCCTATCGTGGTCCTTTATATCCATCAGATATTGATCTTTTTGAACCAATTGAAGGAACTTCAAAAGAAAAGACGTTGCAAATTTTTACTCATGGAATTCAAAAGGTCGTGCATGGTTTAGTTCATCGTAAAGGTCATTATTTTCTTGAATTAAAAGCCGGTGTCGATCCTCGATATAATCTTAATTTAGGAGAAATTAAAGGTGAATCTTATTTTATGAATCCAACATTACCATCAGAAATAGAAAGATTATTTCAAGAAGGTCTTCTTTCCCAGAAAGAAACAACCGAAATCATAGAAAATATGAATAATGAAAGTATCTTCAATTATGAACACATTAGACAAATCATTCGGAAACATTATATTCTACGTTGGAATGCAACCGAAATTTCACGAGGATATAAAAATTTACCCAAACAATCAGATAAAGTTTATCTTGAACAAGCGATTGACACTCCTAATTCGGTCATTAATATGGAATTAATTGCAATTATCAAAGGACAAATTTATGATGAATCTAATTTCTTCGTTCTAACATATGTTGACAAAGGAAAACATCTAGCGATCAATGCTCCTCAACAATCAATTGATGATTTTAACACATTTTTTAGGCAAGTGCTCAAAAAAGATATGTATCGTTTCATGTCACCGATTGAGTATAACCCTTTTAAGAGTCTTAAACGAATGTTGACCTATTCTTATTTTACTCATAATCTTGAGTTATTTAAGACTATTTCGAAAATCACTGATTCAGTTTTAGGTCAAATTTATCAGACTAAAGGACAATTAGGGGTTATTGTGAGGTTACTTGAAACTGGGAAACCGATCCCAATTCGTATCATTAAAAATCAATTGGATATGTTAAAATTCCGTTTGGGTAACTTCACTTTTATTGATAGTGGTCTTTTAGATCTTCTCAATCAGAAGATTAATGGACTCTATCATTCGGCATTTGATCCAGAGGGAACAATTAAGGTTATTAAGACCATTCAAGATCTTTTAAGTCATTATCTTAATCATGAAGTGGTGATTCTGATGAAGAAGAATAGCCTTTGGTCTTTACCCATATGATGTGATTTTAAGAATTTTTTTTCTATCCTAAAAGTATAGAAAAAAAATGTCGTTATCTACGCAAGTCATAAATGACCAAAGCAAACCCATTGCAAAAACACTTAAAGGAAAAACCCTCATCTATCTGACCCCAGATGAAGGATACCAACCCGAACCAATCACTCGAAAATTCACCGATTTAAAGGAGTTTAAATGTCCAGTCTGTAAAAAGTGGTTTCATTCAATTAATGGTTATAAGTATCACATAACCCATATTTGCCCAATCACTCAAAAATATGAAATCGAGACCAAAAACCAGATCGCCATTTTACCAACTGAAGAGCGTCAGATTATCTATATGGGGGCATCGAGTGGAGCTGGGAAATCTTACCAATGTGCTTCTTACATCAATTATTGGTTGCAAATCTTCCCTGATCGTCCGGTCATTATGGTTAGTCGTCATGATCATGATGAAACTTTTGATCTTCCAGAATTCACCATGGACATTGAAAACAATCTTCATCGGATTAAACCTGATATGACTTGGTTAACTGATAAGTTTCAACTTCAAGACTTTCGAGATTCCTTGGTTGTTTTTGATGATATCATGGCATCGGAAGGGTGGAGCGATAACCCTGAACCTAAAAAAGCCATTCAAGAAAATAAGATGATTAAAGCTTACATCTCTGATTTAATCCTTGATATGTGTCAAAATGGACGTCATGAGAATATCCACATGTTGATCACAAGTCATGTTCTTTATGATAAACAAAATACATCGAAGATTCTTAATGACTCAACCGACTATCTTTTGTTTCCAGCTATGACTGGAGCCCATTTTCTCCGTTATTTCTGCACAGAATATGTCGGACTCTTAAAAGCTCAAATTTCGACTATTGAACAACTTAAAAGTCGTTGGGTCTTGATACATAAGAACGCCCCTAAATATTTCATGTGGGATCATGGAATTAAACGATATGATCTAATTCTCCCAAAAGCCACAATTGAAAACCCACCGGTTGAAAGTCCAAGTGGATCGGAAAGAGGTTGTGGACGTCAAGGATATGGGGTGCATGGAATTAGGGAAATGGGAGAGGGATCGGGGTCTGATGAATTCGAGGAAGCCCCACAAAATTAATTGGGGAGCAGAGCCCCCCCCCCCCTAAATTTCACATAAAGAAATTCACAAGAAAAAATATCTATTCATAAAGATATATAGCGATTTTTGATAAAACTTTTTTCTAAAAAGTTTATGCAAGTCTTCGATCAATCGATCCATACTGCTTTAAGCAATCAAGAAGTAACCTCAAAAGTCCCTGGGTGTAAGTTTTACCCATATGATAGGATTCATGAATTAACTTCTGTCAATCAACTCTTACCTAAATCATTGATTCTTTATGAATTAGCGAGAGTCGGTCATTTTTGTTGTGTTTTTGAAAATCAAGAAGGTATCAATTTTTTTGATCCACTAGGAATGTATCCAGACAATGAGCTTGAGATGGTCGATCCCCGTCTGGTTTACCAAAAACATGAAAATTTCACTTATCTTCGACGTCTCTTATCGATGTCTAACAAACCAGTCATTTATAATCAATACCCATTGCAAGCTCATCATACTAGCACCTGTGGCATGTGGTGTTGTGTTCGAATGTTATGTTCGAATATGACTTGTGATCAGTTTGCCAAGTTCTTTTTAGGGAAGATTAGTTTAAATCCAATTGAACGGGATCGATATATTGCACAAATTTATGAAAAACTTTAAGAAGAATCTAAATTTATTTTTTTCTTACCATAGAATATAAGAAAAAAATCAAACTATAAGATGCCTAAATTTTTTAGTCTATCTGCTTCTAATCCAAGTGTGGGAAATGTTCCTTTAATTTTAAGTCAGGATTTAACCACATTTCTTTTAGATCGTCCGGAAGATTGGGATGTTTCGATCATTCGTTTTGATATTCCAAATTCGACGACTCCAATGTTCACTTTTAAATCGAATTTTTATTATTTGAATATGACCTATAATACTCATTCAGTCACTCTTCCAGTTAGTCTTGATCCTTTAATTACTCCTGCCAATCCTCAATTCTATTCATGGCAAGCTTACATTTATCTTGTTAATGAATGTCTGCAAAATCTCTGGACGGCTCTCAATGCGTTGGTCACTTTACCATCTACTTTTGTCCCTTATTTTGTCTATAATGAAGTGACACAATTAACTTCATTGGTGGTTGATAAAGCGACTTATCTTTCGACTATAACTAACACTAATATTATCACAATCAATGCAAATGATGCTTTTCTTTCAAAAATTAGTGGTTTTCCAATGACTTTTAACGGACAACCAACGACTGGAACAAATACATCGTTCCATTATCTTTTTTTGGATTTGAAAACGAATACTTCGGTCATTAATGGGAACACTTGCTTAACTATGACACAACAAGATCAATCATTTGACAACATCACCGATTTAACTTCAATTGTGATTTCTTCCAATTTACCAGTTGATAAGGAATATGTGGGCGAAGCTACCGCATTCCCAATTTTAAATGATTTTGTGGTTAATGATTTGACTATATCAACTTTTCGTAATCGGATCGTCTATAATCCACCGGGTCCTCCTTTTAGGCAGACACATATGCATGGATCGCAACCTTTCCGTAATGTGACATGTCAAGTCTATTTAACCGATCCTTACTTTAATCTAACGCCTGTTATGTTAGGTCCAAATGAATCGGCTTCAATCAAACTCATGTTCACACCCAAGAAAGAACAACGATACTAAAAACTCTCACATCATAAAGAATGATATGATCGAATCTGATCATATCATTTTATTTCTTGTGAAATTTAGAGCATACTTTTTTTAGGTCGAGCATTAGCATGAGCATGAATGGCTCGAGCTTGTTTTTGTGCATGACTTACTGCCCAGAAAAATGTTCCTTCTACCTCTGGAGATCCTCCTGGGGTTATATAATAATATTTAGCCCCACGGGTTCCATATTGAATATATCTTCTTCCATCCGGTTCAATTCTCAAATACAACGGCATGGCATGAATTTTATTTGTATATATTATTCTACAAATAAAATTTTTCTATATACTTTCACATCAAGAAAGAAGTTTTTTATCTCAAATTACGAAGGTGAGCTTTCAATTGACGGCGAGAAGTCATCTTTCCACCATCACCATCACCATCACCATCACCATCGCCATCACCAAATCCCAAACGTGAAACAACGTTTCCTAGTGTGCTGGCTCCCGGAAGTGGGACTAGATTGGCAACGGTGCTAATCAATTTCGTATCATGCAAGAACTTTCCGATTGGCTTGATGAAACTAAAAACTTTTCCCATGAAGTCTGAAAAACTCCCACCATACATCTTATAACCTTGAGTATAAGGCATATAGGACTCGATCCCTTCAACCTTCTGGATTCCATAGACATTGTTAACATTCCCGCCAACATCGAAAATCGCCTTCTGTTGCGTGAATGTCACAATATAGAGAGTCGGTTGCAGAATCGTAGTTGTTGCACTCGGGTTGGTGACTTCCAAGGTCATCTGGAGATTGAAAGCTCCGATCTTGCCTGGGAAATCTCCATTAGGACCATCAGCTAGCGTTACGTCCTTTCCAAAACGTACCATGAGGAACGATCCAACAGTTCCGATCTGATTGGTTGAAGTAATATCAGTCGTCGATCCATGATATTCCGCAAAAGTTCCCTTAAATCCATTTTCATGCGTGATGTTGTAAAGATCCAATTCAGTCGCTGTCGAGAGAAGACCACTCATGTTGTTAAAGGTTATATTGATCCCTGAAATACGGCATGCCGTATCGGTCGAAGTGTAGGTCAGATTTGCATTGGATTCACGGACAAAAACCAACATCGATTCCGGGATCGCATTGAGTTGCAGATTTGAACTCTGCATATTATTGTTCGAAGCACCCGGAGCGAGTGCCGGCCCGACAGTGCTAACACGTTCAACAGCATCAGCCGTATAAGAAATCGCACGAGGCACATAATCATTTTGTGGGCTCGTGTATTTCATGTAAAGGGTCGGTTGTCCCAATGTTACACTAACACTATTGAGAGTCACCCCCGATGAAATAGCATGGGAAACGATCCGAGATAGATTAGTGTTAAAATTAACAGTCACATCCATGCTCTTAATATTGGTTAATCCAAGGCCCGAGTCAAACTCGCGATGCAAAATTGGCGTCCAAAGTGGTTCAAAAATCGTTGCAGTCAAAGTCGAGGCTGTCGATCCATTAACTATGATCATTGGGAACGCTCCACGATGATCCAACTTATCCATCGAGTTGGCATAAGCACCTAGTGGGTTATTAATCGTCGCTACACCCGAACTATATTCAGTGTATGTATCCAAGAAGTTAGGGAAAGTGCTTTCACTCTGCTGTTCCCAGAAACGAGCCAAGTAGGGGATAATGTCGCTAACTTGGAACGAATAGGTATTGTTGTTAAGGGTCAAGTTGACATTGTTAATGATGTTGGCCAACGGAAAAGCACGCAGAGCATCATAACCCGTCTGCAGAAGCAGAGGGGGAGTATTGGTTGAAGAACCAGCATATGAGATCGTGACTGGCTGACCAAGCAGAACACACCGATCAGTAAAAATGGTTAGACTCGGAGGAGGACACGAGAAAGTCGCCGAGTTATTGCTATAACTGGTGCTGACCCATTGCCTCAAAGAGACCGAAGAGCCAGACTTAACATGGAAATCTTTATGTTCTAGAGTTAGATCTAGATTAGGGACAACACTGATAACCGACATTTCTTTAGCTTTTTTTGTTTTTTTATATTCTCTAGATAGATAAATTTTTTTTCTTATCTAAAGATATAAAAAAAAATGTCAATTAATCAATTGCTCGAAAGAAATCAATTTAATCTATATTGTGAAAACCTAACTTTTTCAGGTATCCTTTCGGGCCCATCAGGTCCCATCATTGGGGCAACGGGCCCACAAGGTCCAACTGGTCCAGCATCTGGTGCAACTGGTCCAACAGGAACATCTGGACCGACAGGTTCATTAGGACCAACGGGATCATCTGGATCTGGACAGACCGGTCCAACTGGGTTTCTTGGTCCGACTGGGTCTCTGGGACCAACTGGATCATCTGGGTCTCTTGGACCGACTGGTCCAGTCGGTCCGACTGGAACTTCCATAATTAATGACAGCACAACGACTTTAACTTCAACATGGTCTAGTTCGATGATTTCTAATCAAATCTTAGCTAATCAACAGCAACAGACCGGTTCTTCCGTAGCCTTAAATTTGTTGTCTTCAACGAGTTATGCTTCAATGGCTAATGGTTGTTTTGATTTTGCTACATTTAGTAATTCTGGAACAGGTGCGATTCAAAACTATGTGGCTATTGCACAATTCGGAACGTCTCAATTAACGATTATGAACATTACTAATGTCAATAAACCCTATAACGTCTCAACATTTAATCTAACAGGTATTTTAGCTTTTCCTCAAGCCATTTGCACTGATGGATCGAGTTTGGTTTATTTAATCGGACAGGATCATTATCTTTCAACATTCAATGTCTATTATGCCCCCAGTCCTGTTTTGGTTGGTGTCTTACAAGTTGATAGTTCGGTCTCTTCGAATTATTATCAATGCAGTTATGGGAGTATCTCCGGGAGAAATTATGTCTTCATTAGTTCCGATCAATCTGGTTTAATCATAGTTGATGTAACTGTTCCACTTTCTCCAGTTGTTATCTTTAAACAAACAGGAATTCATTGTGCGGGTATGACTAATTTAATTTACAATGGATCAACTCCTTATCTTTACAATGTGACTTTTCAAACTTCCGGATTTAGCACTAGTTATATTCAGTGTTGGAACATGACTAATCCCAGTTCTCCAGTTTTAACTCAATATGCCATGCCGACCTATTCGAATGGTCAAGTTTCGGCTAATTCATGTCAAGCGTTCGGAACTAATCTATATATTGGAGATAATATCACGCCGGCTTTTCGAATTTTTAGTGTCGGATCTCCGACCTCTCCGAGTCTTCTTCAAGAGATAGATTTTGCAATTAACATTGGAACGCTTGGAACAGGAAAGAACTTTTATATGACTTCGAATACTACTTCCGGTGCGACGACTCTTTATGTGCCGATTCTTTATACACAACCATTTATTCTTATTCCAACTTTACAGATGCAGGTCTATGATTTACCCAATATCTATACCCCAATTCTCCTTACAACTCTGGTTTTAGGATCTTATTTGTCGTGTATCTCGATTTTTGGGATTGGTTATAATTTATTGGTTGGCGTTAATACATCATCAGCACCCGGTGCTTTATGGATTTATTCATTGATTCCTGATCAAGTCTATTTTAATCAAGTTCTCTGTTCTGATCTCAATGCACAAGATGCTGTCAATGCAATCAATTCGGTCAATGTAGGAACTGGCCCTAACATAACTATTAGTAATGATGAAATCTTTGATCAAAGTGGAGATACTTTTGTTATCGCTTCGAGTGGAAATCTAATTTTAAGCACCGCTGGAGAAGATAACCCCGCTTTAACATTGAATGATGCAGGAACTTGTTATATTAATTATCCGACCTCGGGAACAAGTCCAAGTCTCGCTTCATTAGTCACTTATTCCTTGGGAACAACTGAAAATGCTTTTATTGGTGGAAATTTAAATGTTTCTAGTGGTAGTACTTCGACCGGATCGCTTGGTGTTACTTCTAATGCTACGATTGGTGGAACACTGACTAATATTGGGACTATTTTCGGTAATTCGCAGGCTACTTCGATCAGTTCAATTACTGGCAATTCGATCATAAGTGCCGGAGGAATTGGGGCTTATGATTGTTATATTGCGAATAGTTCGGTGGTCGGTGGAGGTCTGACTGTCGCTTTACCAATTATTTGCAATTCGAATCATTCTTCTTTAACTTCTATTTCTGGCAATGCTATTTATGCTCCCAGTGGAGGGTTAGGTGGGACTTTCTTATATATTTCAAGTCAAGGTAAATTCGGTAGCCTTTTAACGACAAATAGCATTAGTAATACTTCAGGACTGACCACTGACACAATCACCGGCACGAATGCTACCCAAAGCACATCAACAACGACTGGAGCTTTTAAAACAGCTGGAGGTTTAGGGGTTGCTTATCAAATGTCTTGTGCTGATCTCTGGACTGCTTCAAATCCGACGACTTTTGCTTTACCTTCAACAAATATGTTAGGTCAGACTACCTGCATGATCAGAAATGTTATTTCTAGTATTATTCCAGCCACTATTTTAACCATAACGGCGGTTAATGTCAGTTCATATTCAGTTTCAATCAATGGATATCTCAACATACTTGATACTTCGACTTCCGGCATGGCTCTTTATAATATTTCGTTGTTAATTCCAGTTGGGACAGTTTCCTTGGCTTCAATTGTGCCTAATGCCACCTTGATTCAATCAATTGGAACTCAAACTAATATAACGATTTGCGTTAGTAGTATCCGTTGGGCTTATAGTTTAAATAATGTCTCCTTGATTGTAACCGATAATGTCGGTGGAGCGGTCAATTATGGAGCGGAATTGCATATTATGACTCTCTAAACTTCTTAAAAAAAAGTTTTTTTTGTTTTTAGTGTATATAGAACAAAAAAATGTCAATTAGTCAATTGCTAGAACCTAACCCATTGAATCTCTATGGGCATAATCTAACTTTAAGTGGAAATCTTTATGGACCGACTGGGTTATATGTTGGACCGACTGGAGCGACTGGTCCGACTGGATCAACTGGTACAACTGGCATTCAAGGAGTGACTGGACCTACTGGATCGATTGCGACTAATTCGGCGGTCATCACTGGAAATTGGGCTGGTGTTATAACATCTCAAGCGGGATCTTTGATTATTAATTTGTTACCAAATAATGTCTTGCAGGTTGAAATTGTGGGGCCGAATGTTCCATCTGGTTCGACATATGGAGGTTTTTATCAGTTAGCTGGTTCTAACAATAATTTATTGACTTTTTCGGGTAATATTCCGAGTTGGGGACGTCCGACAACAGATGTGTTGACTTCGTCAGTCATTCCGAATTTGATCAGTGGCCAAAATGCTATGTGGGCAACGATTAGCAATGTTGGAAATTTTGTAATTGGGATCGCTCCATCGAGTGGAAGTTTTCAAATTACAAATATTCCGGTTAATTATCCGATTAGCATATTACCTAGACAAATTATTCAATTTGCACTTTAAAAAACTTCTTTTAGAAAGAAGTTTCATCAAGAAAGACATCTAGAAATTTTGATTGTTATTGGAATGTGATCACCATTTGGAAAAATAACTTTAAATTGATGAATCAAGATTCGTAGAGGATTATCTTTTTTTTCAAAACAGACATAAACGACTTTCATAAGCGAATGACTACTACTTATCTCTATTTTTTCTCTAAAAAAAAATATTCAAGATCATGTTGTGGATTAGTTGAGAGAAGATCATGCAAAAATCCACGACTTCTATATTTTTCTTTAAATTCAAAAAGAACATTTTGATAACTCTTTTGATGTTCCAGAAGGTCAAAATAAAAAGATCGAGCACAAGCAAGAGACATCTTATAAATTTGTCCAAGATAAAAATTTAAAAAAAATTGATTATAGAAAAATTTTATATATATATATATATAAAATGGCAGAAATAAATCAAGTTCATGAGATTGAGCAACCCAAAAGGGGACCGAAACTTAAATATCACACATTAGAAGAACGAAAAGAGGCACAAATGGCTTATCGTCGAAATTATTATCAAAAGAAAAAAGAAGAAAAAGGAACGACAGAAGAACCAAAAAAGAGAGGTCCAAAATCAATTTATCATTCACCTGAAGAAGCTCATGAAGCTCATCTGATTCAAATGAGAAATTGGAGAGAATCAATTAGGTTTTAGGTTTTAGGTTTTATTTTATTTGTGATTTGTTTCTTTTATATTCTTGGAAACGATAGGACTTTGCAAGATCAGTGAACCATGACATTAAGTCAGTATCATCTCCAGTGATTGAGAAGATATTGAATGATCATTCGATTTTCTGGAATCTAAATTGACTTTATCCATGGTTTTATATGAATAGCAGAGTATTTTTTAAAAAATCCCATAACCCTTGTAAATTAAATTCAAACGACTTTTAAGATCGGTTAAAAATCCAGCGACTTTTTGACCCCATTTGGGGGCTAATTGTGTCACATCTTGGATGATAAAATTTTGAACTGCGGATGTTATCGGTATTTTATTACTACGTAAAACATCCATGGCGAATTTCTGGCAATTAGTGTTAAATGCGTCATAATGGAAAAAATCATGGTCTCCGATTGTTTTTCGTGTTGTTTCGAGTAAATTATTTAAGTTTAATTCCCCATCTCCTCCCCAAAAGGTTGTAGGACCAATAACTTTTAAATTACGATTTAATTTTCGATCCATAATATATCTCTGTTGTTGTTCAGGAGTGAGATCCCATATAGCACCTCCAACCGGATAAACCTTTTTTATTTCTTCTGGTAAGGAAGATTCAACATAAGGAAATAATTGAAGATCTTCATTTTTTTCAAGACGATATAATTTTCCATCAATGTTAAGAATAAAAAAGAGATGATAGAGTTTATCATGAACTTCTTTTTGTCCTTCTATTTTTTTTAAAATATTAAGGACCGATTTATAGGTATTTCCTAAAGGTCGACGACTGACATAAATTTCTTGAATGGGACGATCCCCAATGGTTGCTAAAAGTTCTCTCATTGCAGGTTCATAATTATCTCGGGTTCCGGATAAAGCATGAATGATGCCTAAAACATGTTTTTTGACAAAATCGAAAACTCCGGATCCGTCTCCTGCCCCCAATGAATAATTTTCTTGTAAGTCTTCAATTTCTCGAAGAACTCGAAGACAGACCAAATAATGACCTCGGGGGGTTTGATAATGATGTTTTGGATATCCTACGACCTGATACCAATTCGAACCGATTGTTAAGATGTGATCCATTTAATTTGTCTATATCTTTGAATTATATTTATTTTTTTTGCTTATTTAAGGGGACAACTCCGATTGATTGGAATGCTGGATCTGATCCTAGTATCACGTCCATTAAACTTTTTTGATAAAACTTTTTTCTAAAAAGTTTAACTTTATTTCATTTGTGAACCAATAATGGGTTGACTTGCTTGAACATTCCTTTTATATTCTTTGAAATGATGACATTTGTTTAGGTCAGTGAACCATGTCAATAATGTTTCACCTTCATATTCATCTGTATCATCTCCAACATGATAAAAGACATATTGGTTAATAAGAAATTGAATGATCATGCGACTTTCTGGAGTGTTAAAATCGAATTTTACTTTATCCATTTTAACTTCGTCTATATTCTAGTCAACTTAATTTATTTTAAACGTTCTGGAGGGATTCGATCAAGTCTTAAATAAATTTTTTTCTATAATTCAATTTATCGTCAAGTCCATATTTTAAACGTTCTGGAAGTCCTGAGGATTTAATTTGTTTGATTATGCGAAAATATTTAGGTCGTTTGATATCTTTTGAAGGATCGATTCGGTCGACATAGATCCTAATAAGGTTGAGATCACTAGTTATTCTTTTGTGAAAATAAGTTGACAGATCGAGTAAATGATAACCAAGTAATTCATATTTAACGTGTGTGTCAAGATTATTTATTTTTAGATAATCAAGACATGGACGGATTAATGCAGTTTGACTATGAGAACGTAAATAAAAATCAAAAATGAAGAGATCTTTTAGTTGACCAATTAACCAATAGTCTTCAAATGTTCCTTCACAATATTTATAACGATCGAGCATTAATGAAACAATTTGATTGGTTAAATAAGGGTTGTCTTGAACATGAGGAGAAATTAATTTGGTGAGTTCAGAACGAGGACAGATTGCCATGAGTTCCATGTTTTTTTGTCTATATCCCTAGAATAGAAAAAAAATTCTATATATTTTTTTCGTAAATAATTTTTTTCTATAATTCAATTATTTTCTTGATGTTTAAACTTCTTTCTAAATGAAGTTTATTTCTTGATGAAACTTCTTTCTAAAAGAAGTTTTTTGCTTTTTGCCCAGGTTTTGGACAAGCGAAATTATGTGTGATATTTTCGCTTTCGCTTGTAAGTGGCATTTTGCTTGTCTGGATATAAAGCGGAATTATGCGTGATATTTT